TTATGGCAATACTACTGTAGCAACAGTGGCTGGACAAAGATATTATTTATTAAAATCAGATAGTTCTAGTTTAACGACAGATTTTTCTACAGTAGACTGGGATGATTTTTATTTAACAACAATTAATGTTAGTGGAGAATCTGCTCCTTTTGTTTCTAGAGGTCTACGTTATTTAAGTCATGGGGACTTTAGAAGATATTTTAGAGATAGTGAAAACGAGGATGATGCTAATACTCAAGCATATGGTGAGCCGCAATATGTAATTAAATCACCAGATAATAGAAAGTTTGGTTTGAGTCCTATACCAGATAAAGTTTATAACGTTCACTTTTATGCTTTTAGTAGACCAACAAAACTTTCATCACATTCTGATACAACAGTTTTACCCGAACAATTTACAAACGTTTTATTAGCAAGAGTTCGATATTACGTTTTTCAATTTAAAGAATTAACTCAACAAGCTGCCTTTGCTTTAGACGATTACAAAAAAGGCATGAAATATATGAAGAGTGTACTAATGAATCCTGCACCAAAATCTATGACAGATGACAGGATGTATTTTTAATTATGGCTAGGTCACAACCTTATACAGTAGCAGTTAATGGTGGATTAGTAAAATCAGCAAATGTTATTGATTTATTAAAAACTCCGGGAGTAGCAACAGATTTACGAAACTTTGAAGTTTCTATTGAGGGTGGTTATAGAAGAATAAATGGCTATCAAAAATTTGGTACAAGCAGTGCTGTACAACCCACAGGTGGCACGACTAATATTTTAGGTGTTGTCCCCTATGCTGATGGTGTTGTTGCTTGTGCTGGTACAAGTATTTATTTTACTCAAACTGGTACATCGTGGACAGAAATAAATAGAAGTAGTGTAGATGCTAGTGGCGATAATCATACCACATTTACAGGTCGAAGTGTTTTAACAAGAACATCACAGGGTCAAGCACAGTTTGCTTTATTTGAAAGTGCTACTTCTAACTATGGTACGTTAATAATAGCAGATGGTGTAAATAAACCTTACTTTTTTAGAATGGAAGGTACAGGTGCAAATATAAATACTAGAACATTTTTTGGTGGTGAAATAGAAGTAACTGGAACAAAAGGTGTTAAGTTTATAACAGTACATGATAAACACTTAATTGCTGCTGGAGTTGAAGATAATTTAAACACTCTATTTTTTAGTAAAACTTTAGACCCGACAGACTTTAGTGGTACAGGCTCAGGTAATATAGCTTTAGAAGACCAGATAGAAGGCATAGCTAGTTTCCGTAATGAACTATTTATTTTTTGTACTAATAGTATTTTTAAATTAATTAATATTAATGATTCAAGTAATATTGCAGTCGTTCCGGTTACAAAGAATGTAGGTTGTTTAAGTGGCTATAGCATTCAAGAAATTGGTGGTGACTTAATCTTTTTAGCACCAGATGGTTTTAGAACAGTTGCCGGTACTGCAAGAATTGGTGACGTTGAGTTGGGAACTGTAAGTAAAGTTATTCAACCTTTAGTAACAGATTTAACAGAAAATATTAATAATTTTGTTATAAATAGTTTAGTTTTACGAGAAAAGTCACAATATAGATTATTTTATACAAACACAGGTTTAGAACAAACACAACAAAAAGGCATCATAGGCACACTACGACAAAATGGTTTTCAGTGGTCTGAAACTAGGGGTTTAGAGGTAAGTGCTATCGGTTCAGGTTTTGATAATAATAATATTGAACAATACTATCATGGGGATACTAATGGTTTTGTTTATCAACATGATATAGGAAATGATTTTGATGGTAGTAATATATTAGCTCGATTTGAAACACCTAATTATGACTATGGTGATTTAGGAACTTTAAAAACTTTACATTATATAAAAGTTTCTGCTAGTTCAGAAGGTATTACACAACCAGATTTACAAATTAGATTTGATTATGGTAATACAGATATACCTCAGCCCTCCACTTTATTTGACATAGGAATAATAAATCCACCCTCAAAATTTGGAGATGCTTTATTTAATACAAATGTCTTTGGTGGAGGCGATAATCCACTTATAAGAGTGCCTTTACAAGGAAGTGGCACAAGTAATAATTTTACATTTATAAGTGATGACAAAAAAGCACCATACACAATAAATGGTTTTTATGTAGATTTTATACCATCAGGAAGGAGATAATTAATGGCACAATCATATACAAGACAAAGTTCATTCGCAGATGGCGATACTATAACAGCAGCTTTATTTAATGACGAATATAATCAGTTAATTAATACTTTTGCATATTCATCATCAGATGCTTCTAATACAGGACACAGACACGATGGCACTTCTGGCCAAGGTGGTAATATATTTAAAATTGGTGATATTGATTTTTTAAATAAAATAGAAGTTGATGGAACGAATAATAGAATAGGATTTTATGTAGAAGTTTCTTCTTCAGCAGTAGAACAAATTAGAGTACAAGATGGAGCAGTTGTTCCAGTTACTGACAACGATATTGACTTAGGTACATCTAGTTTAGAATTTAAAGATGCATTTTTTGATGGTACAGTAACTGCCGATGCTTTAGTAGCTGATACTGCTGACATAAATGGTGGCACTGTTGATGGTGCTATTATTGGTGGCTCAAGTGCTGCTGCTATCACAGGTACTACTATCACAGGTACAAGTTTTGTTATTGGTTCAGCAGATATTAACGAAGCAGAATTAGAAACTATTGATGGAGTTACAGCCGGAACTGTGGCAGCTTCAAAAGCTGTAGTAGTAGATAGTAATAAAGATATTGCAAGTTTTAGAAATGTTACATTAACAGGGGAACTAGATGCTGGTTCTTTAGATATATCTGGCGATGCTGATATAGATGGTACATTGGAGGCCGATGCCATAACAGTAAATGGTGCAACTTTAAATGAAGTTATTACTGATGCTGTAGGTAGTATGGTTAGTTCTAATACAGAAACAGGTATTTCTGTAACTTTTGATGATAGTGATAATACATTAGACTTTGTTATTGGAACACTCAATCAAGATACTACAGGTAATGCTGCAACAGCGACAGCTTTAGAAACCGCAAGAACAATACATGGTGTTAGTTTTGATGGAACTGCAAACATAGATTTAAGTGAGGTTATTCAAGATACTGTAGGTGCTATGGTATCTAGTAATACTGAAAGTGGTATTACAGTGGCTTATCAAGATGGAGATGGTACTTTAGACTTTACAATCGGCACTCTAAACCAAGATACAACAGGTACAGCAGCATTAGCTACAGCAGTTACAATATCAGCAAATAACAGTACAGACGAAACAATATTCCCAGTTTTTGTAGATGGTGCTACAGGAACTCAAGGATTAGAAACTGATACAGGTTTTACATATAATCCATCAACAGGTTTATTAACTGCTACAGGATTTTCTGGTAACTTAACAGGTACACTTCAAACTGCAGCTCAAACTAACGTAACCTCAGTCGGCACACTATCAGCTTTAACAGTTACAGGTGATGCTACCTTCGATACCTCAACCCTAAAAGTTGATTCAAGCAACAATAGAGTTGGTATTGGCACAAGTAGTCCAGATTCTAAATTACATATTGTTGATGCTTTAGGTGGCGGTCAACTATTAGTAGCAACTTCTGAAGCTGATGATGCTGAGAAGTATGGCACATTTGGTACACAACATTATGATGTTGACCAAGAACCAGTCTTAGCCATAGCAGCACAATCATCATCTTCTGAAAATAACATTTTAATAGGTGGTGCTTTAGGTGAGTTTAATGCTGCAACTGCTGTCAGGTTTTTTACTGCAGCAAATGCTACAACAACTACTGGTTCTGAACGTGCGAGGTTTGACAGTTCAGGAAATTTATTAGTAGGTAAAACCTCATCAGGCACAACAACAGCAGGTTTTGAAGCAAGAGCAAATGGACAAACTGTTGCAACTTTTGATGGTGGTACAGCCTTAATCGCAAATAGAGAAAGTTCTCATGGCGATGCTTTTAAAATAATGAAAGATGGTGCTACACAGCACGTCTTTGGTACACAAAACGTAGGAATCGGCACAAGCAGTCCTGATGATTTACTGACTATTTCTAAAAATGCTTCCTCAGATTCACCTAGTTTAATAGTGAGAAGGTCTACCGATACTTCTTCATCAGGCGATTTTGTACAAGGTATTAAATTTGCGAATGGCACATTATCCCAAAGGGCAGAAATACAAGCAGTTCAAGGTAGTCAATACGCAGATAATATAGCTTTAAATTTTGTCACAATGGCAGGTCTTGGTAATAGAGGAACTAGGATGCACATTGGGGGAACTGGTTCGGTAGGTATTGGTACAGATAATCCACTTTCTCTTGGTGGTCACGATGGAGTTCTAACTTTATTTGGTTCTAATGCTACAGCCTTAGTTTTAAAAAACAGCACATCTTCATCAAGACTTGCTCAATTAGGTAGTGACTTAGGATTTTTTGTAGCTACACATGAAAATGAGAGAATGAGATTAACCTCTGCAGGTTTAGGTATTGGTATAAGTTCTGTTCAAACTCAAGGTGCTTTAACAGGAAATTTACTTGAAATACATCAGCCTTCTTTTGGTTCAGGTGTTGGTGGAACACTTGTTTTAAGTTCAGACAATACTGCTAATGGCAGACATGGTGGCAGAATTATAGGTCGTGCTAGAAGTTATGTTCATAGCTCTATAGATTTTCAAGCAGATTCAGGAATGGCTAATGGTGGCTTGTTAAAATTTAGCACTCTAACTGCTGGTTCATCAACTTCCGATAATCCAACAGAACGCATGAGGATTGATAGTTCAGGTCGGGTAGGGATTGGTAAAACTCCAAGTAGTGCAAACTTAGATATTGCAAGTACAGGTAATGGAATACAGTTAAGTAGAAGTGGTTTTGACACTTATGCCTTTGAACATTCTGCTGGTGTCGGTATGGCTATTCTAAATGTGACAGATAGCAGAAAAGAGATGTATTTCAAAGGTGATGGCTCTATAGGAATCGGCACAACCAGCCCAGTTTCTCTTGGTGGTCACGATGGAGTTCTAACTTTATTTGGTTCTAATGCTACAGCCTTAGT